ACTGTAAGGTCACTCGTAGTGAAGTCCCCAACCTAAACCGTATTGTTGTGGCTATTGACCCTGCCGTGACTGCAAACAAAGAATCTGATATGACTGGTATTGTTGTGTCTGGTGTAGATGTAAATGGTCATGGTTATGTCTTAGGTGATTATACACTTAAAGGTTCTCCTCAACAATGGGCTTCTAAGGCTATCGAGCTTTACCATAAGTTTGATGCTGACAGGATCATCGCGGAAGTCAATCAGGGTGGTGACATGGTTAAGACCACTATCCACGGTATTGATGATACGATCCCTTACAAGGCCGTTAGAGCCTCTCGTGGTAAGTATGCTAGGGCAGAGCCTATCTCGGCCATGTACGAACGTGGTTTGATCCATCACGTCAAAGATACTCTTGACCCTGAAGCATCACTTGGTGAACTAGAAACACAGATGACAACTTGGGAGCCTTTGGGTTCTATAGGTTCCCCTGACCGCCTAGATGCTCTTGTATGGAGTATGACCGAGTTAATGCTTAATGGTGTACAGAGGCCACAACTAGCTATTGTGTACGCAAGTTCTAAGGGCAGTTCGTAAAATCAGGAAATATAGATATGACAGTTACGCCAGCCTCTTATAACCTAACCCTGTACCAAGGTTCTGACTTTGAGCAACAGGTTACTTTCCTACAGACGGAGGGTGGTTCCCCCGTTGACCTTACTAGCATAGGTTTCCGTATGCAGATTAGGGCCAGTAAGAACAACCCTAGTGTTATTGCAGAACTTACAACAGACAATGGCAAGATTACTAAGGTTGATGCTACTGGTGTTATCACAATGTCCCTAAGCGCAACAGAAACATCCCTTATTAAAACTGGTGGTGTTTATGACCTAGAGGCATACTTTAGTGCTAGTAGTGCCGAAAGGTGGCTAGAGGGTTCTGTCGTATTTAGTCAAGAGGTTACACGTAATGAGTAGTTGTGATCCCCTTGTTGTTGTGATTACTTCTAGTCCACCCGCTTCTATTGTTTTTGGTGCTACACAAGGACCAAGGGGTATTGCAGGACCAAGTGGCTCTGAGGGTAATATATCTTCACAAGCTAATAACTCTTTAACAACTGGTTCAGACGGTGGCCTATTTGTAAATAGTGTTGTTGATCTTGGCACTTTCAATTAAAACATAAAGGAATACCCATCATGCCTTCAGTCCAGCAGAAACGCGGCCTCTATGCAAACCTACCTTCCTCATCTTTGCTTGCAGGTCAGGTGTTCTTTACGACCGACAGACAGACAGCGCACTTTCCTACAGACGGGACCACGATGGTTCCTGTTGTGCCTGCTATCGACGCTCTTGACGCTCTTGCTTCTGTTGACGGTAATGCTGACCTTCTCATCATGCACGACTCTAGTGCCACTGGTGTAAAAGAAAAGCGGATCACGTTTAACTCGTTTAAGACTGCGCTTAACATCCCTACGGGATCGTCTGATGAAAAAGTATCTGTTGTTGACGGTGGCACAGCGGGCTTTATATTCGGCACGGACGGCACTGACGGCATTTTGCGCATGAACACATCCATGGCTATGACCAAAGATGCTGGAAACGGGTTTGTTACTCTGGCTGTTGATACGGTAGACTGCGGAACATTCTAAATGCCAAACGTCCAACACAAACGAGGGTCACGCGCTGACCTGAACACACTGGCCGCAGCCAATGGTTTGCTGCTGGGCCAGATTTATGTAATCACCGACGAGGATAGGCTTGCGGTTGCTACTGGTGTTGGCAGCTATCAGGCTGCTGAAAAAGAGGGTGGCGGAAGCGGAAGCGATTCAAAAAACATAGACGGTGGCGCGGCCAGCACCACATACACGTCAACACAATCTATTAACGGAGGGTTTGCAAATGGCTGATCTTATTCAATTACGCCGTGACACGGCTGCAAATTGGACCACTGTGAACCCTGTTCTAGCTGTCGGTGAATTTGGGTTAGAAACAGACACTGACCAGTTTAAGGTTGGTGATGGCTCATCTGTGTGGTCGGCACTTGCGTATGGCGGCATCCAAGGCCCGCAAGGTATTCAGGGTAATCAGGGTGATACTGGCCCACAAGGGGAAACTGGGGGTACAGGGGTGAACGCCACCAATGTCGAATCTGCCGGTGCCCTTATGGACAGTGAGGTTACAAACCTTGCTGCGGTCAAGGCGTTTGACGGGGCCGACTATGCAACAGATGCTCAGGGAACTAAAGCCGATACAGCTCTACAGCCCTCTGATTTTGACACCGAAGGCGTAGGAACGCTGTCAGGCACAACTCTTGACCTGACTTCTGGCAATGTGTTCTCACATGCGCCTGCCGCTAATGCTACATACGTGTTTGACAGCCCGCCAGCATCAGGGACGGCATACGGGTTTACGCTCAAGATTACGCCCTCTGGGACGTACACGCTAACGTGGCCTTCGTCTGTCGACTGGGCGGGCGGTACTGCACCTGATGCACCTGCCAGCGGCGCTACGGATGTATATACGTTCTACACGCAGGACGGTGGCACGACTTACTACGGCTTCTTAGCTGGGGCGGCAATGGCATGAATATTTCTAGGCTTATGCGGATGGGTGCGGCTGGTGTTTCTGCTGGTGGTGGTGGTGTTGTCTGGACCGACCCTGACCTAGCAAACGCAAGTTATGATAGCGTTAGCTTCAGTGTTTCCTCGCAAGAATCAGGTCCATCTGGATTATTCTTCAAACCTGACGGCACAAAGATGTACGTTATTGGGTTTACTGATGACAATGTAAACGAGTATGATCTAAGCACTGCTTGGGATATCTCTAACGACAGTTACTTACAGAACTTCAGTGTTGTTGCTCAAGAAACAGCTTCAAGCGGCGTGTTCTTCAAACCTGATGGCACAAAGATGTACGTTATTGGGTTTATTGATGACAATGTTAATGAGTATGATCTAAGCACCGCTTGGGATGTTTCTTCAGCTAGTTACTTACAGAACTTCAGTGTTTCCTCGCAAGAAACAAATCCAACCGGCATATTCTTCAAACCTGACGGCACAAAGATGTACGTTGTTGGGTCCTCTGGAGACGATGTAAACGAGTATGATCTAAGCACTGCTTGGGATGTTTCTTCAGCTAGTTACTTACAGAACTTCAGTGTTTCCTCGCAAGAATTATTTCCAACTGGATTATTCTTTAGTCCTGACGGCACAAAGATGTACGTTATTGGGGCCTCTGGAGACGATGTAAACGAGTATGATCTAAGCACCGCTTGGGATGTTTCTTCAGCTAGTTACTTACAGAACTTCAGTGTTGTTGCTCAAGAAACAGCTCCACAAGGCATATTCTTCAAACCTGACGGCACAAAGATGTACGTTGTTGGGTCCTCTGGAGACACAGTCTACCAATACTCCACCGCATAAGGACACCCTAAATGCTACTCGTGAAAACATCAAACGGACAGGTAGAGCAATTCCCTTACACGCTCGGAAACCTTCGCCGTGACAATCCTAAGACCAGCTTCCCCAAGAAGATTGGTGATGCAATCCTTGCCAGCTACGGTATCGTGCATGTAATGCCTGACGCGCGCCCTGAGTGTGACCACATGGTCCAACGTGTGGTGCAGGACGCAGAGCCACACAGGGAAGTCAGGACCAAGCAGCCAGACGATGAACACCCCGCTGACGTATCGGTTGGTGATACATATGAGACTGGTCGCTGGGTCATTGGTTACACGGTCGTCAACAGACCACAGGAACAGGTTGAAACATCAATCCGCAACCACCGCGATAAACTTCTACAAGCGACAGATTGGCAAGCCCTAAGCGACAGCACCATGAGCGAGGCCATGACTGCATATCGCCAAGCCTTGCGTGGTGTGCCAGATCAAGACGGGTTCCCGTTTGATGTTGTGTGGCCTACTTTATAGTACGACTGAAGAACAAGAATATAGAATTAGGTAGTATAATAAATGGTAACCCAAGAGAAACTTACTCAATCCACTGCGACTAAGACTCTTGGCGCTCATGGCGCTAGTATTCGTAATGGTACTATCCGTGGTGAAGACTTCATCCCCAAACTTCGTGGCAACAAAGCTATTAAGAAGTATGCGGAAATGCGGGAGAACGATGCTACTATTGGTGCTGTAATGT